ACAAGGACGTCTTTACGGAGGCCAACCCTGAAAAGCGGGCGGCGCACGTCACCGTCGGGAACGCCATTCGGAGCGGAAGGCTCAAGGCGCTCCCCTGCGAGCGCTGCGGCTATGCCGTCTGCGTTTAGGCGCATCACGAGGATTACAGCAAGCCGCTCGACGTGATATGGCTCTGCACGCGGTGCCACGGCGAACGGCACCGAGAGATAAATGAAGAACGACGGAGAACCCGATGATTACTGACCCCAAAGAGCTTTTCATGCTCAAACACGAAGAACTGTGCGCCGAGTATATGGAAGCCCACCCTAACGCGACAGAACAGGAAGCATACGACGCGACCGCCGATCAAGCGTATGGAAGAATGCAAGAAGCCTATGCCGACATGATCGACTATGCTAGGGCGATGAGGAAATGACTGCGCACACCATACGAACCGAAGACCAACGGCAGCAAGTTATGAACTTGATTGCACGGCTGGACCTGTCAAAGCCGTGGTCCGTCGAGGTCAAGCGCAAGACGAAATCGCGCACAACTTCTCAGAACGCCTTGATGCACAAATGGTTCGGCATCATTGCGGACGAAACAGGACACGGCGCCGAGGAAATCAAGGAGATATATCGGGATATGTTTCTCGGGAAAACCGTTGTGCTTTTGGGCGACGATGAACACGCCGTTGGAAAGTCCACGACGAAACTTAGCACGGCGGAAATGTCCGCTTTCATGGATCAGATTTTGGGCCACGCGACGGGCGAGCTTGGGATCATGCTACCGTTGCCGGAAGAAATGCACTTGCGCCCGCCATCGTCCGATTCTGAGACGGGAGAGATCAAGTGAAAATTTTAGGGCGTCCTCGCTGTTCTTGTTATCTGTGCCGGATTTCACGGACCATCGACAACCCAATTGATGCCGCCAACCGCATCGAGGCGCTGGAGGCGGCTTTACGGGAGCTGGCCGATGCGCTGGAGGCGCATATAGAGGCGCACCGAACACCGCATGAAGTCATCAAATATTTACGGGACAGTGAGCCGATTGTTAAGGCTCGGGCGCTTTTGTCCGATTCTGAGGCACCCAAGAAGGATCAAGTCGAATGAAGGCGTTAGTATCTTGTGAATTCTCGGGGAAGGTCCGAGATGCGCTGATCGCGCGAGGCATCGACGCCATATCGTGCGACCTCCTGCCGACCGAACGACCAGGCCCGCACTATCAAGGCGACGTGCGCGACATAATCGACGACGATTGGGATATCCTAGTCGCGCATCCGCCGTGTACCTATCTCGCGAATTCCGGAGCGAAGCACCTGTATGCCGGTGGCAAGAAAGAGAACGGTCTTGCCTTGCAACGCTGGTACGGCCTCGATGCCGCAGCGGCGTTCTTCCGGCTGCATCTGGGGGCATCACACATCCCTAAACGGATCGTCGAAAACCCGATACCGCACAGTCACGCGGTCGCGCGAATAGGCCGAAAGGCTGACCAGATCGTGCAACCTTGGCAATTTGGCCACAAGGAAATGAAGGCGACCTGTTTTTGGCTCGAAGGCGTTGATCCTATTACGCCAACCAATATTGTCGGCCCGCCGCCGAAGTGTGAAGTCGAACGTCGGCAATGGGCGAAGGTGCATCGCGCGCCGCCTAGCGCCGACCGATGGAAAATTCGCAGCATGACCTACGATGGTATCGCTAAGGCAATCGCGGCGCAATTATCCGGCTCTGAGAAGGGAGAAGAATGATGGTGGGGCAGGCTTTTAGTTATATTTCGGGCAAATATTGCGTTGAGTTTCCGGAAGGTACAAAGTCCCTGTGTATGCCCAAGGGGGTGGCTAAGTCATACGCCGAAATGTTCGGCGGCACAGTGGTAAGGCACCCGGAGTTTCCGACAATCTTGGATAGGCTTCGCGCACTTTTGTCCGATTCTGAGACGGGACAAAACCCCAATGAATAAGCCGCTCAACGTCCTGTCGCTTGGTGCTGGTGTGCAATCAACAACAATGGCGCTCATGGCGGCGCATGGTGAGATCACGCCCATGCCGGATTGTGCAATCTTCGCTGATACTGGCGCGGAGCCTAAAGCGGTTTACGAGCATCTCGCATGGCTCATGTCGCCGAACGTCCTGCCGTTTCCTGTTCATGTCGTCGAACGCGCCAATCTGGCAGAAGATTGTTTGAAAAATGCACGCGGGGAAATCACAAGCGGCAAGCGTTCAACGATTCCAGCCTTCGCGCTAGGCAAGGACGGGCGCGCGGCGCCGCTGACCCGACAATGTACGCGCGATTACAAGATTGATCCTATCCGGCGGAAAGTAAGGGAACTGCTTGGCGTTGGTAAGGGTCGGCGCGTCCCGAAAGGCACTACATGCGTCCAGTGGATCGGCATTCCGACTGACGAAATCCTGCGCGCAAAGCCAAGCCGCGAGTCTTGGTCCGAAACAAGGTGGCCGCTGATCGAAGCGGGCATGAACCGAAACGATTGCCTCCGTTGGATGGAACGAAACGGCTATCCGACACCGCCAAAGTCATCTTGCACGTTTTGTCCCTATCACAGCAATGCCGCATGGCGCGCGATGAAGGATCACGACCCGGAAAGCTGGACGCAGGCCGTTGATTTTGATCGTGCGATTCGTTCCGGATTCAAGGGAAACAACGGGCAAGTCTTTCTGCACCGCGACTTGGTGCCGCTCGATGAAGTAGACCTTTCGACCGCCGAAGAACGCGGTCAAGGCGACATGTTTATCAATTACTGCGAAGAGGGGATGTGCGGTGTTTGAACAAACAACAGCCGCCTACTACGCCAATATTTTTATGGCGGGCAATATCGAGGATGCAAAGCGCATTTGCGCGGAGTTTTGCTTTAAGGTGGGGCTTTGCGTCACGGTTACGAAAACAGAATACATATACACTGGCGGGCGAGAATCCGGATTTGTTGTCGGGCTGGTGAACTATCCTCGATTCCCTGCCGATCCGGGCGAGATAGCCGCTACAGCCAAGACCTTGGCGGCAGTATTGATATCTGGTCTCCATCAGCACTCAGCCCTTGTGCAAACGCCAGACGCGGCAACGTGGTTTACTCGCCGACCTGTGGAATCGTCCGATTATGAGGCACCTAAGAAGGAGCAAGTCGAATGATCGACAAAATCTGGATTGCGTTATTCTGGATGCTCTGCGCTGGAAATTTTTTGCAGCATTGGGCGGAAAGGCTCGGCTGGTGGGGAAATATTAACGAACCGCATATCAGCCATGTTTCAATCGGTCTGATTTGGATGTTTCTTGCCCTGATTTGGCACCGCACGTCCAATTCTGAGGTAAGCGATGATTAACAGCTTCAACCTATCAGTCATGCCCGGTCGGAGGCAGTTCCTATTTGCTCGACGCGCCGACTGTTACGGCGACGTAGTGATCTGGATAGGCCGGATTTTCTGCTCTTGGAATTGGGGCAGGAAACGGCCCGATTCTGGAGCATCCGAGAATGAATGAACTTTTAGAAGATTTGCGCAAGCCTTTCCAAAACGTCTTTTTAGACGGCAGAAACGAACATGGCGCTCACGTTCTGCTTCTGCCGGGAGATTCAATCGGGCACCACGATGATATTCAGTCTGACTTATGTGACCAAAGTTTAAACCTTGCTGAGAAAATACTAGACGACGCCGAGGCCAAGGGCTTCCGGCCCGGAAACAGCGTCACCACACTCTGGCACTTCGACAAAGGCGACTTTGGCGAAGGTGGATACCGACCCTACTACGAATACGCGGGAATATCTGTTCCCCTCACCTATGCGTTTTTCGGGTTGCCCGAAGATCAGCAATTGTCCGATTCTGAGACAGCGAAGGGAGTAGGATCCAATCATGAACACACCCCGCACGCATCTCAATGCGACGCGCAATTTGCTACCCGAATTAACGGGTCACTACCCGCAGACGTGCGGTGTAGGGGTATTCTTTTAAAGTAGCGGAGACGGACATCCTCACTCGCTTGCGTCGTCTTCCTGTTCGGTCTTCTCATTCCATTGCGGGCCAAAGTTCTTCACCGCCGTATACATAATCCCCGCACGCCAGCTCGGCACGCCCGCCGCCAGCATCGCCGCCTTGAAAATGTCCGCCGCGATTTCGGAAGACCACGGCCCGCGATCAATACACATTTTATCGTGAACAATCGCAGCCTCAATATGGCTGTCCACTTTCTTGGCGATCCATTTGGGAATCACGTCGGGGATACTGGCTAGATCCGTTTCCATGCCCGCAGGCACCGTGTAAATCTCGCGCAAGCCGTCGAGCGTAAACCCGACCCGATACTCGCGCTGCAAGATGAACAGACACCCGGCGCCGTTGCGGTAGCGGACCAAATAAAGGTCGGTCAGGAATCGGAAGTCGGAGACGGTAGCCATGACACCCCATAGGAGACGATTGGACCAATGATGCCGCCGATTGCGCCGGCCACTTCGGCAGGCATGGCGGCTTCTGGGAATTTGATATTCCACGCCCACGCAATGACGGCAGCCAACGGCGCGGCGGCGCTGGCCTGCCCGACTACTTTCTTCATTCCGGACATGCGACTAACTTCTGGCCCTCGGTCAGCCTGGCGCGGACGGCTTCCTTGCCCTCCTCGGTCGTGCCTTCACAATAAACGGATCGGACTTGCAGAGCCGTGCTGGTCGCGATGGCGGCCAATTGCAGGCACCCGGATAACCCCACGCAGAGAACAGCACATGCTAAAAATATTTTCATTTTGACCTCATTTTGTAATTGACGATTGGGACCGTTGGCCCTATATTGGATATATCGAAAGGGCAATCATGCCCGCCTAACAGGAGATCAACGATATGGACATCACCGTAAAGAATCTAAAGATTGCCGAGTTCGCTTCAGAAGAAACGCTTTGCTTCGAGGCAACCGTATATGTGGATGGCGTGCGATCATTCACGGCTCATAACGACGGACGCGGTGGACCGAATTACTATCACGCTTTGCCCAATAAGCGGGGAAAAAGCCTTAAAGCGATCAAGGATGTGACCGATTACGCGAAGACACTTCCTCTGGTACAGAGCAGCATTGAGGACGAAGACGACCCAAGCGGCTATTTCACTTACTCGCCGAATATCCACCATTTGGTTGACGCCGCCGTAGAGGCCGCGCAATTGGAGCGGGAGTTGAAGCGCGTGTTGCGCAAGGTGGCGATCTTCAAGGATGGCCAAATCTACACTTACAACATCGCTGCGGCGAAACTTCCGCAGTATGAAGATAGCATCAGGAAAAAAGAGCCTGACGCGGTTATCCTCAACACGATCCCTCTCTCTGAATCTGTCGCGATCTATAAGACGGCAATGTGATATTGCCATGACCCCCGCTGAATTCAAAGCCGCCCGCCATGCCCTCGGTCTATCCGCTGAGGGCATGGCCAAGGCGTTGCAGGTCGCGTCCGGTCGAACCGTGCGGCGATGGGAGGCGGGCGATAGAGACATTCCCGGCCCCGTCAAGATAGCTTTGCGGTATATGTTGGAAGGCGACGGCAAAAACCCCGGCGAATTTGGCCTGTAGCTATTTCGGGTCGTATTCTACATGTAGATGCGTCGGCTCAAGGATCACGTCGAAATCCCCGCCAAGCGCGTTGCGGATTTCCGCTTTGAACTGTTCCATAAAAGCATTTCCTCGGGCGATGTTCCGCGTGCGGAAGTCCACCGCCAGACCGCAATGATGCAGGGAATTGTTGCTGTGCCTTCCGTCCGTCAGAGACGTGACAACACAGGGAATCTCCTCTCCGAATTCCCGCGTCCAAAGGGAATGAACAATATTGATCGCAATGGCGATGGGCGGCTGCACGCCAGCAAGGCGAACGCCCGGTTTAAGCATAAGCATCTAGTCTCCGATCAAGGTTTTTCGCCGCAAAGCGATTCCGGGCTTTCCGCCCTAACAGTCCGTGTTGACGCTTCCCAATCCATAAAGACGATTGGTTTTTCTGCCGCTGTGAAATGGCGTCTTTCCTCAGCGATTCCTTGCGAGATTTCCCAATTCGGCATCTTGACGACAATCAACCCTCCCGCCGCTTCCATCATGGGCCGGTCGGCATTCATCCATAGCTCATGGTCTATAGGGTCCAAATCGCCCCACATGGCCACACAATGCGAGTGGGCAATGGGGCAGTAGATTGGCACCTCCGCCGCCATAAGCTGCCCTGCCGCCGCGCAGGCGTCTTTGTGGGCCTGTTCCAAGCCTTCCGGGTGGGCCGTGTAGACCGTCGCCAGATAATAAAACCCGTCAACTCCCGGAAGCATCGAGCATTACCGGGTTAATTGTGTGTCGGGCCGTCTCACCATAATCCCTATGATAGACTATGGCTTTCATGTCGCGCCGGGAACGGTAGCCTTTTTGATGCGCCCAAGCGTCCATCGGCGGGAGAATGCGGAAGCTCTCGACCGAACAGCCCGAGAAGTCATCGGCACTTACCGCCGCTTGCGTTTTCGATTTGTGAATATGTCCGGTCCACCAATACCGATAATCCGAAGCGCCCCAATCTTCCGGGCGATCCGCCGCCATTGTCAGGGGAAGGTTCTGCATCTTCGTCCCGTGGCCGTGGTGTGTCCCTAAGAGAACTTTGCCGAACCGGAAATAGTGATAGTGGCAGGGTGACGTATCTATGGAAAGTCGAGGCTCTTTTTCATACGCGATCCGCAGGCACTCGGTTAGAAAAATAGAACTGGCCAGGTCGTGGTTGCCGATTTCCACAATCACATGCACTTTCAAATGCGCTTGCAAGGCCGCGTCGATTGCCCGCCGCATGGACCTAACGGACAATTGAACCATCTTTGGGAAGCGCCCATCGGAATCAAGCAAATTGCGATTGGTGGGCGTCACGGATTCAAACGAATCGTAATGCATGAAGTCCCCAAGAAAGGCGATTACCGCCTGCCCCGCGTTTCCCGTCGCGTTCGTCAGATAATCAACGGCGCCAGTTAAAAGCCGCTCGCCAATCTCTAGATCATAGTCCGCGCCGGTTTCTTCCTCCCATGAATACATGCCCATGTGATGATCGCCGACCGGATATCCCGCCAGCAGATCGTCGGCATGGACTTTCGGCGCCGGCAGGGGATCAAGGCGCGGTATTTCCTGCGCCAGTTCCTTTGCGAATTCCCGCCACGCGGTTTCCTGTTGGGCAAGTTCCGGCTTTTCGGTCGCCCACTGGATCACAACCCCGCCTTCGGAGTTGGTCATGGTCGATAGCTTCGTTAATTTCTTCGGGTCCGGGATGTATTTCGCATTGCTTGGCGCCATGCCTTCTTGCCCGGTCTTGTCCCATCGGCCAATAACCTCGCCTGATGGCCCGGTAAATACCGATTGCCCCTTTAGAACAAACCCCGGTGGGATGCCTTGCGCGTTGAATTTCTCAAACTCCGGCGTGTATCCCCGAATCGCGGCCTTTTTTAAAACCGCATCTCGGGCATAATGAATCAATTTTGTGGATATGCCAAGGCTGTCCGCCGCTTTCCTCTGCGACCCAAGGTCACTCCATGCCCTTAAAAGCTCCCATTGTCGTTCTGTCGCGAATTGCTCAAGGTTTGGGTCGAGTTCAAAATCGGTCATGCCCTTGCGCTGCGTTGTTAAACCGAATCGTCGGGCTTGTCGCCGATGACAAACAGGCCGCGTTCTGTCTCCCAAACCACGGATTTGCCATCCTTCGTTTTGTATTCGAGGATTATTTTTTTCAGGTTCACAATAAAACTACGTTTACCGGATAGCTTGCATTGGTGGGTAATCAATAGTGGGAACAATGCTTTTTGGATTGCCGGGACGCCGCCGTTTAATTCGGCTTCAACCACAGACATGATCGCTTGCTCAGTCACGCAAACAAATCCTGTCGCCATGCGTTCGCCCGCCAGCGTTGAATGAGAAAAAACCGCCATAAAGGCGGCGACCAAAAAGCGCACAGGAAACATCCTAGCGGAACGGCCACTTTACGCCAGCGATATATGCTGCGATGGCCAGGCCGATAATCCCTATTGTCAATGTGACCAGTGAGCTTCCGAGGCGGGACAATACCGCCGCCTCAAATTTCTCACACCGCTGGCGGGTTTTTCGCGCCCATTCCCGATCTTTTTTGACCTCCGGATCTTCGTGTCGATGCGCCGATTCCCGCAGATAGGACATTTGCCGCTGCATCCCAATCTTGTCCGATGTGTCAATCCCAATCGAAATTAGGGTCTCTCTTACAACTGCGGGGAAGGTCGCCGCCGTCGCCACAGACGCCTCTCGCGCGGCCTTTTCAATAATGTTATCGAGTTCACGCCGTTCCGGGCCGTTGTAATCGTTCATGGCTTAAGCATCGAACTGATGTCTCTGGTCATCCGCCAGCCGGGCGCAACCCGGTTTAAGACTTCAAGCATTTCTGCGGCGGCGGCGGTGTTTCCGCTTCGCAAATATTGAAGGGCCAACAGGTAGTTGAGGTGGGGCGAATGCCGATCCGTAGCCAATACACTCTTTAATACGCGGGTTGCTTGTTTCGGCGGTATTCCGTTGCTTGTCGCCTGGATTATCGCGACCGTCTCCCGATTCCGGTATTGGAAGGGGAACAATATTGCCGCTTGGTTTAGCAGAAACATTGCCTGCGTTCCGTCTTCCCGGCCCATCCTTCGGCCTTCCGCATACAAGGATTCGCCAGATAGGGACAGATAAGCCATCGTCAACCCCCCGGCGCACAAGGTAGCCTGCACATAGACCGGCCATAAATACGCTCGACGGCAGATAGAGCGGAAAGGCGAACAAGCCCAACGCCATAAACGCAACGGGTACATATACGGTTGCTCCCATAGGGATCGAAAGGAACGCCAGGAAAAACAGAACCGCCGTAGGCAAGCCAAACTCAACAGCGAGCGTTAGAAAATCGTTATGCGCCGTGCGCGGCCTCACCGATTCCGAATAAACAACTCCCGGCGTTGCAACCGCTGCATTGTGGAATTCCGGGTAGGCATTCCAAAACGCGCCATAACCAAACGGATTTGCCGAAATCGCCTCAACTGAATTGCGATAGAGCGCCATCCTGCCGGCCACCGTCGGCGCATCCCAAGGCATCGCCCATAATCCCAAAGCGACCAACGCAACCGCTGTGAGGCGTGAACGCTGGTATATCCAAAACAGACCCACAATCCCACCCGCGACATAAACGCCAAGGGAATTGCTTAGATACAACCCCACCGCCAAAAAAGGCAATGGCCACCAATGACGGACACAAACGGCGCCGACGAACGCCAATAAACTCGCTTCGCCCATAACGTTCTTATTGATAAACAACCCGCCGGGCGGCGCGGATTGTGTCACATGGAACCAGTGGCCGGCATCAATCCCGCGCCATCCGATTAGCACAAATCCGTCCGTAGACTGGCAAACGGCAATCGCCGCGCTTATTGCCATCCCCCAAGCGAATCCGACAATGTTTCTTCTAATCCCCGCGTCATCGAGCGTTGATCCGTAGACAAAGCAGAGCGCCAATATCGACAATATCCAAAAGCGATAGACGGTATCAAATGTCGAAATCGACCAGAAAAAAACCGGCACGCAAGACAGGATGAACAAACCGCCAATTTTGAACTTGGGGAAATCCTTGCCTATCAAAAGAAACGGAATGAAGGCGGAAAGGAATATCCATTTTGGCGTATTGGAAGATTCGGCAAACCCCGTCCAAAACAGGGTCGCCATTAGAAACCCAATCAAGAAATCGTCAAGCCGTAAGCCGAGGCAAAGTATGCCTCTAGATTAGCAAGATCAGTGCTTGTCACTTCCGCGTTGAAAAGGCAAAGCTCCGCGACTTGGCAGTTTGCGAAATCCGAGCCGAAACTACCACCTACCGAAATCCCATTGACCGCACCCGATCCGATATTACTAGGGCCAGATTTTGACCCGCCGTCGATCTCCTGATAACTCGACGCCCCGTTGAAAAACGATGATATCAAATGAAAATTGGTGTCTCCCGGATCGACGACATTCCCCGAGGGCGTGTTGGCGCCGTGTTCCGTGTCGTATTGAGTGCCGGCACTTTGCTTCTGGCGGATGAACGAAAAACCGCTGGAATTGAATGAAATCATATAATCGTTCGCTGTCCAGGTAGGTTGCGCCAGAACGATAAACGCATGATAAGGCTGGTTAATTGTTAAACCCGTTACTGAAAGCTGGTCGTCTGTGCCGTCAAACAAAATATAAGGCTGACTTCCTGCGCCTGTCGCCACAAAATCAGGAGCGCCGACGCTCGACAAATCCGCCGATCCCTGCTGATCCGCCCAAGCCGTCACCGGGTCGCCGGTCACGCCCAGGCTCGCAACATATCTGTGCTGTAAACTTGCAATGGTCGGGAAGGCCACAGCGCCTGCCACCGCTGCGTCAAAAGTAGGAAAGGGAAACGTCATGGGCGCATCTCTGTGATTTTCAAAGAGGACAGCATGACGCCACCATAAAGCCCCCCGCTAACTCCGTTCACTCTGGTTGTGCCAGCCGCGCTCCCGCCCGCCCTGATCTTAAACGTGGTCGCGCTTGTCGTGCCTGCGGTCATCCTGTGCCGAAGGGTAATTTCATCAAGTAGAGATTGCCCGATTGAACGCATGGACGCGGCCAAGGCGTCCGCTGTGGAGTCCTGGAACAGCGCGACGCACATGCTATTCGCGGCGGCGCCGTTTGACAGGTACATAATCGCCTCAATGAAAAGGATGTTGTTCGCGTTCGTCGGCGTAATCGAGAGCGTTATATATTCATCGCCTTCGGTATTCTGCGGGATGGTATCATCAACCGGAATCGTCGTCGTGCCTGTCGATGTCGTTTCCAGGGTCGCATATTGGACTTGCACAATCTTCCGGTCGGAAGAAACAACCCGGTTCAATTCATACCAATCCGCGCCGTCGCGTTGCACAATCAATCGGTCGTCGCCGGAAAGAACCAGATCCTGGTTGTCGATTAAGTGGATTTGCCCGATTGCTCCAGACGCATCGTTAATCGTAATCGTGTCGCCAGTGTCGACCGACAAAATCAAAATGCCGCCATCGGAGATCGAAGTGGTCGCCATTGTGTCCAGGGTGTCCGATGTCCCGGTTTCCGCCGCCAACACGACGTTGGTTCGGGTCGGCGTGATTGCCCCCGTTGCAATCGTGAAACTTGTCCCTGTAAACGCAATACTCCCACCAAAAGCGTTTTGCTGATCGGCGTCAGTGTTAGGCACCTTGGCGAACGCGGTTATCAGTTGGGAATTAATGGCTTCGGCAAGAGTCTTGATCGGATCGGCAAGTTTTTCCTTGCCCTTTGCCCAGGTAATCTCGTTTTGAGATTCTTCTACGCCGTCGTCAGATGGCGGCGCCGTATTGTAGCCGCTGATCGTCTGCGATGAATAAGGGGAGTCAGCCATGAATTACTTAGCCCTTTGTGTTTATTGGATTGCGCTGCCCATTAGTTGCTCAACATAATCGGCATACGCATTCACATCATCTTCGATTTCCGGCTCCGAGACGGCTATCGCCCTCAATCGCGCAAGATGCGGGCCGATTTCTTTTGTTGGAGCATCCGCCACCCATCGGGCGACCTTGGGCGAAAGGATAACCCGCGCGGCCACATTTGCCGCCGCCAGAAGCCCGACGGTTGAAAACACATCTGCCATAGCGCCCGCACCGCTCGCTGCTGCGATCAATATCCGGGGCGTGCCTGAATGGCCCTTTAAGCGGCTAACGTCGGTTTGTTTTTGTGCAACGGTCAAAAGATCATCAAGCGGGCCGCGCAAGGGGCCATCAAACAGCACCGCCTTGCCCTTGTCCGACAACTTCGAATATTCCGTGATAAACGTCACCGGCGAAAAATCTGTGTCATTAAGCACGTTTGCAGATGATCCGGACGGCTTGCCCATTTGCCGGATTGTGACAGAAACAACCTCCCCGAATTCCTCTGGTGTTAGGGAACGTTTCAACTGATTCAACTGTGACACACCGGCGCGGCCCTTGTCTTTTGCCAGCGATAAAACCTTTTCAAACAGCATTTCATCTGTTGCCGATTTTAATATCGGCGCAAGCGCGTCCTCAATTCTTTTGATTCCGGCGTTATAAAACCGATTTGCACGCTCAAAAGACTTCAACGCCTCGGGGCCAGCCGCATCTGCCGCCGCGCGCATGTCCTTGGATAGCGCCGCATATAGGTTTTTAAGGCGGGCTTGCGCGGGGTTTGCCAGGATCGCGGGGCTTGCCAGTTCGGCACCCAACGCGGTCCGAAAGTCTTTCAATTCCTGGTATGTCAACCCGTCCACATCTTCAAGGGCCGCCGATATTCTCTTAATCAACGGCTGCTCCAGAACGGCACCAAGTTTCGGCGCGGACGTGAACCTTTCGCCTAACCCCTTGAGCGTTGTTTTTGCGTTAGATATCCCAACGGATTCGCCCGGGTCAATGAATTCGTCTACCTTGTCATATAACGCCGAAGCCTTCCCTCGAAAACCTACATTCCGAGACGGTGATTTTACGGCAACGCTAAACGAAATCGAAGGATCGTTCATGTCGATTTTGGCGAAATTCTCCAACCCCCGGCGAACCGCCGCGCCTGCTGCGTCTCGGGTTGTGGCGCTTCCGGCAACGTCCGCGACTTCGCCTGCAAACCGGGCTGTGTCATCAACCATGCGCGCGGCGCTTCGTTCGACGGCACCGCCCGCGCCGGGCGTCTCTAAAAGGACATTCTCCGCAACCTTCGCAAGTCTCCCTTGCGTCACCATCGGCACGGTAGGCTCTACGTTCGCCCGATCAAAAGCCGAGGCCACCTGTCCCGCCTTGGTCACAGCGCCACCGACGACGGGATTTGTGACAAGCCCTGTCCCAAGTATCCGGCCCAAGCCGATGATTGCGTTTTCTTCCGTTTCCGGGCTTCGCGCAAAAACGGCTAATCTGCCAGATTTATCCCGCAAGACGACGTGCGCCTGACCGTCGACAAAATGCCAACGCCCTTTATCATCTTCGTACTGAAAACCCGCGTCGCTTTCAATCAGCTCGCCCAATTTTGTCATTCGGGCATTGCCATCAATGTCTTCAATCGAGGGCGATGTGCCTTGCACCGCCGCCAGCACCTGGTCCATGACGCCTTGCAGACCAACCACGGCGCGGTCAAGAAAGCCCAATCCCATCTTGGGAGCGGGGCCGTCTACCGCAACCGCATCGCCTTCCGGCAATGTGTCGCCGTATTCAAATATCCCCGCGCTTTCTTGGCTCGGCAAGGCGTCGCCATACTCAATGACTTGAGGCCCGGCAGATTCGGGCAGTTCCGGGTCAGAAAACGCAAGCGGGACCGTTACGCTATCGACCATCTACTACCACCCCGAAAAACTTACCGTTCGCGTCTTGGAAAACGTCTTGCAAAACGCCACCCACAGATTTCCTTTCGATGAAGGTTGCCGGCCTTCCTGCCGGGGGCTGTGGGACCGTCGCCCGAGGCGCCGACGCATTGCCTGTGTCGATAACCAAAACATCATCGGGATTAACGCCGGACCTTTCTGCAATGGCGCGGAACCGTTCTTCCAGCCCTTTTTGCTTCGATTGCTGCTCGTCAAACAGTCTTTTAGCCACGTTCTTAAAGTCCGCAATCTGTTCCGCACCGAGACGTTCGCCAGATCGCACCCGGTTAAACACGTTGCGCACTCTATCGGGCACGCCCGCCGCGTTTTGCGCGGTTGCAAACTCTGATTCACGCACAACCGAGTTCGGGTCAAACATTTTCATAAGCGCGAAAACCAGCCCGATATTACCCGCAGCGGAATCCGGCATAGAAGAAATCCGATTGAACGAATCCCGGATCGTTACAAAATCCTTCGAAAGCGTCGTGTAATCGCCCCTCAATCCTTTAATGTCAGACATTTTCGGGCCGGCAGTGCGTTTTTGAGCCGCTTCAATCTCGGCCTTGTTCGCATCAACCTGTTTTTGCCTTTCGATAAACCCCGGCGTTAGTGCTTCCTGTTGAAGTCTGGCCGCTTCGGCGTTGAGAGGCGAAACAGCGTTGATTTCTGCAACCTTGGTGTCAATCGCAACATCCCCGAGTTGGCGAGCTTCTTCCACCTTGCCCGGCAGCAATGCCGCTTGTTCATTCACGTTTTGAGCAATCCGAGCCGGACCAGCCGCCTGAATAGTTGCCGCCTCCTGCGCGCCCGCCGCCACCCCCGCCTGTTGAGGCGTCACGGCAAGATTAAGAGTGCTTACAATCGACTCGACCGGCACGCCTGCATTAGCCGCCAGCCCGTCCAAAACGCCAGTGTTAATCAATTGCTGCACGCTTTGCACGGCGCCGTCCATATTCCCACCCTTCACCGCAGCCGCGAGTTCCGCTTTCAGGTCTTTGATTTGACCCAATGCAATATCCCGATCTTTCGCCTTCGTTTGCGCGTTAAATTGGCGGTTCTGTAGATCCATCCCCGCCTCGGCAAGCGCCGTTGCGTCCGCTTGCTGTCGACGTTGTGCGGAAGCAGAAATCCCACTTTCCAAGCCTTGAGCAAATCCACCGGCAACGCTAGTCATCATTCTGTTCCTTGCTTAAGACCTTTGACGCTGGACTTCGCGGGGAACGCCCTATCCGCAGCAAATCCCACAATCTTTCCGGCAAGTTGTGCCTGTCCTGCGAGTTGATTAATCCGCGCCTGTTCGGCAAACTGCTGATTACTGTTAATAATGCTGCCGACCGTAGATATGAAATTCGCGCTCATTCCCGCCTCTGTGAATTCTCTTTGAAGCGCGTTGAACACCTGGGCGGATTCCTCTCGGATAAGCGCAACATTGCTTTCAAGTTCTTGCAGGAACGATTGCGCCTCAACGTCAGCTTCCTCGCGCGCAAATTGCCGTTCTGCCGAAATCAGGGCGTCTTCGCCAAAGCTCGACCCCTGAATACGCCGACGGGCTAGGTTGCGCCGCAAATTGCCGATTGATTCGTTCCCGCGTTCCCTTACGCGGGATAATGCCGCCTCGCGGAGTTTCGAAAACCCCGGCGTTAACGTCCCGCGCAATGTGTCGATGTCGCCAAGGATGCGCGGAAAACGCTCGTCGAATTCCTGTTGCGGGCGCGTACCTGTCCTTGAAAGGCTGCTGTTAAGCGAACGCCCATCCGCGCTTAATTGAGTCGAAAGGTTAAAGCCCGGACTATTTGCCGAAAACGCGGTCGGCATCTTAACCCTTGGGCTAGACTTGAATATTTCTTTAACGCCCGGCATTAGCTAGGATTCCTTGTCTCGAATAAAACCGCATCTTCCGAGGACCAATTATAAGACGTGCCCACCCTGCGGAGAACGCCATACCGGCAGACACGCACGAAAAAATCCTTATCCTCAAAGGTCGGCGCGATTATCATTTTGTACTCTCTCCGCTGGACGTTCAAAAACAAAACCGTCGCCTCCAGCTTGTTTCGAGCCGACGCCCATGGGAACCAAACGACATGCGGCCATACGTGATGTTCCCAATGCCCCCGCAGCCCAATCGCCACGCCAACCGGCGCATCGTCCCGAATAGTGGGGGCAAACAAAACCCAAACGCCCGCGCCGTCCGGTATCCGCTCATAAAAAGCTGCCGGGAATGTTTCCGAATCCAAATCATCCCCGAACTCATTCCCAAATGCGCCTTTCTTATATGCCGCATACAGCCATCGAATATCGTCTGCCGTCATTTCCCTAAAAGAAGGGCGACGCGCCAGGAGCAGTTTTCTAGGGAGTTGGGGTCGTCGATTTGAACGTGATCCCGATTTCCTGGATGAAAAAGTCGGTTGAGCCGTCAATTCCGACCCTGATTTGGAAATGGTTTCCCTGTCCTGCTGGTCCGAGTGGTTGTCTGGTAAGGCGTTTTTTGAACTTGGCTGAATAATGTGATCCATTATTGTAATACAACCCTCCACCGTAGACCGGCAAAGGCGATGCCTGCCCTAATGCTATTGAAACCGATTGATCGAAGACGTTTTCGCCGCCGTATTCGAACGTAAGAGTGACCGTTGCCGGCACAATCTTCCGATAGGTGATCCACCCCGTAACATCAAAAACCGGCCCGCCGTTGCCCGGCTGAATCAACCCCGACAAGCGTTCAACGTCAATGTCCGCCGTCCCGCCATCCTGGCTTCCCCCGCCTTCAAGCTGGAAGATTTCTCCGGATGGCCCGCCCATGTAAACTTGTTCGGTTTTGTCCGTAGGGCGAAGCATCGACCAAATTGCAGTCGGCTGAAAGGATACGGCGTGATCCGTCACCCACCGGGACCACGGCGACAATTTTGGCGGTGTCGCCCGTTGCGATATCTGGCGTATTCTTTCGTCGACAAAAGACTTGTGGAAAACCCACAATTCATTCCCCGCGTTCGGCAGGCAGTAAACCCTTTGCAAGCGCGGGTTATAGGCCAACGTCCATGCGGTGACGTTCTCGACGTCCTTCGATATCTCGCGAGACAAATCGTCCGTATCAACATCGCCGAGGGTATCTGTTGAAAAAAGGCTTTCAACCCTTCCTGGGCGCCCGAATATGATATCGTTCCCGGCGTAAATCATCGGCTCGTTTCCGGATGCAAACGACCCCGTAAAAAGCTCAGTGATGGCGAAATCAGTCTTGTCTTGACCTGTCAGTCGATACATTCGCCCGCGTTCGGTCGAGAACGCGACCAGACCGAACGCCGACACAAGGCCGTTTATCGGTTTCAGGTCGGGAACGGGCAAAAACCAGGGATCCGCCGCTGTTGCCGAAGAATCCGGGCGCGACGTAATCGACAAATTCGTGTAATCGCTTTGAGCTGACCCGACAATAACATGAGGCGTCGCGCTTGCGCCTGATTTCACGTTGGCAAAAATCGCCCGCTCATTTTCGACGTTGATATACTTAGCTGAGAAGCCGCCAGAGAGGTTGTGAGACACTTCGCTAAGAGTTGTCCCGTTCCATTGCAGAACGGGCTGTGTGACGCTTAAATCGGAAATAAGAGCAACATCATCGAGAAGCCAGTTTGCGGAAAGCGGGCCGCGTATTCTTGCGGCGCCGGAAATCGTGCCAACCTCCGTGAACGTGGTCTCGCCATCCCATTGATAAACGGTAGCCCCGGCCTGAATTAAGGTTGTGAGCTTGTTATTCGAGTCCAGCAATTGAGCGAAACCATTAATCCGCTCCCCATTGGTTGCCGTCGCCACAAGATCAAACGGCTTCCTCCGACGGAAAACAGAATTGCCCAATTCCAAATCAAAGTTCTTGCCCTCAACGCATTCGGCAGGGTCAATTTCCGTGTTGGCGGCCTCCGTATTCAATCCCCCGCCAAATTTAAGAACAATCTGGCTGGCGTTTGGATCGTCAGGAATAGGCACCGTAAGCCTCTTTCAATGGGACAGATCGAAGAAAGGCCGCAGCATTCGCCAGTCCGGTCAAATAAGCAGCCTCGTCAAACTGCCCCCGCCGTTCCCTTTGCCACGTTTGAGACACCGCCGCCTGCAATGCGTCAACCACGTCATCCGAGAACGGGAACGTGTCCGTTATCGCCGTGAGGTTAATTCGCTTGTCGTAAAGGTAGGTATAAACGTCACCGTTCTCCGAAGCCGTCGGCGTGCTGTCCACGCGGATTTTCCCGTTGGTCTCATTTCGCGCCCATCGCCGGGGACGCCCGCTGTAGTCCGTCGAATCCCTTTGATCGAGGCGCATTTGCCTGTAGCCTCCAGGATAGTGGGTCAGCGTGTTCTCGTTTGTCGGGTCCACCGGGTCGCCCGCCATTTGAATGAAATCAGACGCGAGGTCATATTCCCGCGTGCCGGTTACGAGCGTAAACGAGGACTCCGCAAGCTCGCCCTGCAAATGCCCCATGTTATACAAAGTGTCGATAACGTCGTTCCACGATACCAGAAGGAAATCCAGCTCTGTCTGGCGTGCGGAATCCGTGAAGGACGCGAATTCCCCTGCGGAACCTTGTATTAACTTGACGCGCTTTGCCGTTGCATTGACGGCTTGCAGGAATGTGTAAGCCAATTAAGCCGCCTTTAACGCCGTTACAGCGTCGAGAATTTCGCCGTGCTTCATGCCGTGCGTGTTGATGCCCTGCGCCGAAGCGTAGGATTTCAGCGCGTGAAAGTCCCATTCTGCAAAGGGCTTTTCGGGCTTTTCGTCTGGGCCGATTTCCGCCGTGCTGGTAATGCCCCGCTTTGCATTGAGAGCGTTTTCTAGCATTTCCGGCGTCATTTCTTCCATTACCTGTTGAGCAAGGGTTTTCTTGGTTGCCTTCGGGAACCGCCCTTGATGCCACCATGCCTCCATCATCGCGGCGGCGGAATCTTTCTTGCGCGACGGGTCCAGCATATCGTCGGACAATTCAAGCCCGTATTTGGCCGCGAGCTTCTTCATTTCGACCAAACGCAACGCGGCGAATCCAAGGTCAAACTCCGGACGCTGCGAACGGTCTTCCTCGAAGTGCATTAAAAGAAATTCTCTGATCTCTGACGACATTACTTGCCCCTTTTCTTAGGCTTCATGTTTTTCAAGGCGTCGATTTTCGCCTTGAGTTCGGCCAGGGTCATAGACCCCGCGCCCTCAATCTTTAAGTTCGCCGCTTCCTTTTGAAGGTCCGCGCGACGCGGGCCGTATGAAATGCGGTCTGCCCTTTTGTCTTCCATAGTACCTCCAGAGAAGAAAGGGGGGCCGAAACCCCCCTATCCATTAGTCGAGAACCGAAGCCCCGGTGCGCAAACCGCGACCGAAGTTCGCATTCATGATCGCGCCGGCGTGCCACGATTTCCAGCCGAGGCTCGCCACCTCGTCGAGAGGATCACCCGTACCGGCAGACCCTTTCGCCTTGGCAATCATGATGATGCCGGGGATCATGTCGCCGGCCGTGTAGACCTCCTGAATCAGATCGGTATCAAGGCTGATGGCGCCGTGATAATCCATTCCGAAAATCATCGAGGTGTAGAGGTCCGCAGCCGCACCACTCGTCGAGCGGAGTGTGGCGCCCGGATTGCCGCCGCTGTCCGTGTCGATGGACCCTTCCGGCGAACAAATCCAGCGGACACCGCCAATTGAACCGAACTCACCGGGCGCGGTGGCGGTTTGCCCGGCGTAGCGTTCGGCGGCGATGAATCCGGTCAAATCGCGGATATCTTCTTCGACATCGCTGTGACAGATGCCCCAATAGGCCGGGCGTACCGGGGAAGTCCCGATATTCTGCGACCCTTGAGTTTCCGCCGTAAACAGCATTGCCGAATTCCGATTCAGCGTGTTGACCGCGCTGCGGATCAGATTTGCGCTGATTTTGTCCGCAACACCCGCGTCCGCACTGGCACCCGACGCATAAATCAGCGTCGCGTTGTCTTCGAGGACGTTCCGCTGCAAGCGATTGAGCGATTGCCCCGCCTGAATGCCAAGCGTGTCAGTCAGACCCGCAACCAGGCCGTTAGGGTTCACGAGATCCACTTCTTCGGTGAGGAAGATGTGATCGCCGTACTTCGAAACGGTCGCGGTCACGTTCGTGATACCCGCCTGCGTCGCCGCGCGTGTCGGCATACTCAGGGTGCCTGTCAATTCGGAAAGCGCCGAAGTCGTGGGCGTCAGGGTATCAATGCGCCTCCAGAGGACGGTAAACGACCCCGAATGAGACGCGATATCGCCGGGCATACTTCCGGCAAAGTACGGGCATCGGGCTTTTGCCTGACGCAAGAGTTGAGTCTGGAAAACCCGGTTTACTGGACCGGCGATTTCCGTTTGGGTTGTAATAGCCATATCAGGTTACTCCGATATGCCCTTACCGCCCGGAAGCAAGACGCTTCAATTCCGCATCGGACATTCGGTTAAGTTCCGCCTGCGGAGGTATCGGGTCAGTGTCGGGCTGGGTTGAGGATGTACCTCTTACAGCCGACCGCACGGTTTCCCGGTCCTGCGTAAGTTGAGAATCGGGTCTTTGGTTCAATTCCTTCGCAAAGCCTTCGCCCATTTTCTTCAAGACCCGGTTGAATGTTCCGGGGTTCGAGGTCCGATTGGCGAATGCCGTCATTTTGGCCGGATCGTCGCGGATTTCCGCCTCCAGCCACCCCCGGACAAGCTTGTCCGGCAGCCCGTTCAACGTATCGTCCGCGCCTTTAACGGTCGAAATCATATCCCGGAGTTCGTTCTGGAATTGAACCTCCTTTAGATAGTCCACCGTCTCTTTCAAGGATGAAATATCGTCGGGTTGTTCGGTCGTCTTTAGAGGCCGAGGCGTTTCCGCCTCTGCTTTGTTTGAATCAAACTCCGCTAGAAGCTGATCCAGATCATCCTGCTCACCCGAATTTTCCTCTGTCCCATCCACAGGAGGGAGGTCGGTATCGGTAGCGGCCTGCTCGTCATCGTTCATCGCTGTTTCCTAGAAAGTTAAGGATGGCAATCTCGCCATCGCGCCTACTGGACCGGGAAACCCAATCCAGAAACCTCTCGTTCGGGTTAGAACCCTGCGACGCCTGCCAGGTTGGCAAGGATGTCAGATGGGTTTCCCGCCAGCGCGTCAGAATCGCCTGAAACCGGGAGTCCATTTGCAACTCCACTAGACGGGCCTTCTGATCCGCTGTTAAAAAATCGGTCAATTTCCGCAAATCCCTTGAATGCCTGCCCAACCTGATATTCCTGAATAGCGTCCAGGTTGAGCTTAGGCGGTTGTCCAGATTGAAGGCGGAAGCCCTCAACCTGCAATGCCTGATTCAGCGCCAATTGACGTTCCGCTGCGCGTTCGCGTTCCTCAATCGGGCCGCCCGCGCCGTGAACATCAAAAACGACGTTCCCAGGGAGAAGTTCCTTGCCAAACTCCAAGAATTCGCCCGCTTTCGGCACGTAAACCGGCTGTTTTTTCATATTCCGACGCAGCATTTCGTATTCCATCGAAAGCGCGTCCGCCATGCCGCCATACATTAACGAACGGACATAATCCACAGTGCGGACCTGACCGCGCGTTTGCTCCGTGTCAATAGCAAATGCCGTTTGGTGCGATTTAGTCTGCGCGCCCAATCGCGGCGCATTCACACCAACCATGTCGCTATACAATTGCTGCAACATCACAAAAGCCTGCATCAAGGCTTGCGCGTCGCCGATTTGATGCACTTTAGGGTCCGTCAACGCCTGCCACATGGCGCCCGGCCATATTTCCGGGCCTCCCGTTTTCTGAAAATGAGGGTCGGCGGGATTCCACGAAACCGGAGGCTGCGCGTTTAGCATAATCACCCCTGTTAGGCGATTCCATGCGGTCGCGGCGGCCACCTGGATCGGGGCGCCCTTCATAAGCGGGGAAACCCCGTATGCAGACGTAATGTTTTCCGAATGATAATCCTGCGTAAAATAAGAACGGAACGGGTACGGGTTTTCCTGCATCCGGAAAACGGAGATCCCGCTTTTGCCGGAACCGACAACCGTTGAGACCCGCACGTTTGGGATAAACATATTCGGGCCGGTTGAACGGGGAACGATCAAGTCTCCCTCGTAAACTATGACCTCGACATTCCCATTTTTGTCCGCTTCGATATTCTTGAATCGTTTCGGCATCCACCCGCCGTTAGGCCGGGTCATGTCCGACGACCCCTTTTTTGCGGCCAGCATCAAATCATCCAACTTTTGATGATGATGTTCAATAAACGAAGGCGAAATCATCATACCTTCGTTCATCACCGCATTGGTGGAATCATCGACGTAAACATTTCGGACAGACCGGGGAACAACCGCTGGAAATTCAAACCCCTTTCTAACAACTCCCCGAAATGAGTTGTCGAACTTCTCCCCGGAAACCATGACAACCCGGCCAACCATCTTTCCATACTTGAAGGCTTCCGCGTTAAGGCGATCCCACGCCCCCCGGTGGTCATATTGGCCCTGGAAATGCGTAAGCGCGCCCTCAACAATGGATTCGAACTTCTCCCCGCCTGACATAGCCTCCAATGTGGCGAATTCGAGCATGTCCTCGTTTAGTTCGTCGTCATCAATGCCGACATGCGCCGAAAAGTAATTTCGATCATCCGAAAACATCAGCCGACGCGCGTCCGCGTTCAAAACCTCCAAGGATTGCGCCTGATTGGGCAGCTCCATGTTGGGAAGCCATGAGCCTTTAATGTTCCGCCCGTTTGCATCGACCAGCGGGGCAGGCTCCATGCGCAATTGCCGGTCGATTTGGTCCCATTGCTTATCCAGATCGGAACGGCGCCGCTTTCTGCCGTTGAAATCGTCCTTGATTTCTTCGGCGATGGAAGCCCAGTCCGCTTCATTGAAGCGCCGCTTTTTAATGGGAAAATCGGCCACTATCAACGCTCGCTTCTATAAAGTTTCGGGCAATTTCGACTGTCGCGGCAATGCGCGCTTCTCGGGTCTTGTTCTCGGGCTTATCAAGGCCGTAATACAGCTTTTGCATCACGATATCCGTTTGTCCGTCCATATCCACCGTGTAAATATGCTGGATATGCGGCTCGGGATATTCCGGGTCGTGCAATCTGTGACTTTCCCCAATCAGAACCTTGGCCTGACCACCGGGGATTTTTACTTCAACCGCGTCCACAGGATGAAAGCGCAACCACGCGGGCGCCGAATTGCACCACCTGATAAAATCGGCCCTGTTCATGCCGATTGCCGGATAACCGGCCCCTCGTAACCGACCGATTGCCCCGTTGGCTTCGTGGTCGCATAGCGAATCATCATCGTCGCATATCTCAGGGCGGAAATAATATCGTCGTTTTTAGGCACGATTTTCCCATCCTTCCTGTGATACATCCGGAATTCTTCAAAGAAATCCGTGCAAGTCGAAAACACCTTGAATCGGCCCGTCCGCATTCTTTCCAAAAGATCGACGACCACCGGCTCAACGTCCTGTCTTCCGCCCGAATCGTCGGAATACCGCGCGGAAATATACATCATGTTGGCCCCATGTTCCGCGTACATGTCCTTCAGGGTCCGACCCGACCCCTTTTCCTTGTTCAGCCCATCATGCGGCCACGCGACGGGGATCCAATGCCCCCACCCCTTGAATACGGGCGCATGATATGCAGGCGTTTCCCCGGACTTCCGGTAGCAGGCGGTCAGATAAATAACGTCGTTCTCACGGTCAAAAGCCAGCTTCACGCCAGCGGCAGGGTGATCTATTCCAAAATCACAACCGCAAATCTGAGCGAAGTAAAACGGGACCTCAAAGGGATCAACCGTGATTTCCGATTCAGCGACCGGCCAAACCTTACCTTCGCCCATCATGGGCATACCGAGGGCGCGGGTTTCTCGTTCGTGGTCCGGATATTCGGATACGATCCGTTCCGCTTCGGCCATCGTGTAGTGACCTTCCCATTCCTGACCTTCCCAGGGGCCTTCCTGCCAAACGCCCCCCGCCGCGTCAAAAATCGTCATGTTCGTGAGGTGCTTTTGAGGACTTTCCCCGTTTAGAAAACTATCAACCACCGTCGTCGTTCCCAACAGCGGCGTAAAGGTCATCATTACAAGCCCCCCCGTCGCTTGCGTTCTTGTGACACCTTCCGAATAAAGGCCGTCGTCGTCGGGTTCTTCGTCCGGCCATATCACGTCGACAGGCTTCCCCTGCCACTTTTGCCGGCCCTGTTCATAGGTTTTAAGGGATATTCTCGACAAACCGCCAGACACATGCCTAACGATGATTTCATCGACAACCCCTTTGACGCCAGCCTGCCGGGTCGTAACCTTCACAATATCGTCACCCGGAAGGGAACCCGTCCCGAAATCGGGATGATCCATCGAAGGCGATTCCGTGCCCAAAAGGATGGGCTGAATAATCTCCTTCGACGTTTCGTTTGTCGGGGAACCCGTCCAAATCAATGTCGGGTCTTTGAAAACCCTTCCCGCCCACCAATCGGGATATTTGCCCGTCGCGTGCATAGCGACTTCCATGCCGGCGCACCAAGTCTTC